CTTTAATTTCTAGGAAAATAAAAATGGCAAAACTGTTTATCGCAACACCTATGTACGGCGGCCTGTGCTACGGCTATTACACACAAGCACTCATGACTTTGCAAACACAGTTGCAGCAAAACAAAATTGATACTGCTGTCAGTTTCTTGTTTAACGAGTCCTTGATCCAGCGCGCACGTAATGCCTTGGCACATGGCTTCTTAAAGACAGACCACACACACCTGATGTTTATTGATGCAGACATTCGCTTTAACCCAGCCGATGTTCTTCCAATGATGCTGGCAGACAAGCCAATCATCTGCGGCATTTATCCAAAGAAAGAATTGAACTGGGAACAGATTCATAGGGCAGCAGTAGCAGGTGTACCACCAGACCAGCTCCGTCATTTCTCCGGCTCATTTGTGGTGAACCTTATGAACTACGCCGAACAAGTTCAAGTCGATGTGAACTCGCCAGTTGAGATCTGGAATGGCGGCACAGGATTCATGTTAATCAAGCGCGAAGTGTTTGAACAGCTAAAGGATCACGTACCTAGCTACATCAACGACACGCACGATCTAGGTGGCAACATCGGTAAGGAGCGTATCTCCGAATTCTTTGCTACCAGCATCGAGCCACTGGGTGAGCGTCTGCTGTCCGAGGACTACCACTTCTGCAAGGAATGGCGTGAGAAGTGCGGCGGTACTGTATGGGCAGCACCATGGGCAAAGCTTGCACATATTGGTACACACATGTTCGACGGCATCCTGACTCCGCAGCCTGAACAGTTCGTGCAACAGCAAGCTCCACAAGGCACACCAGTATGAGTTTTATCCCCGGAGAAACCTTTATCCCTGCCTCCGGGCAAGTGATAGGGGATCGTGAGAAGGACTACATGCACGATGCGGTGGATAAGGGCTGGCTTACTGCGGGTCAGTACAACCGCTGGTTCGAGGATGGCCTGACCAAGTATCTTGGGTGCAAGGCCGTGCGCACAGTCAACTCAGGCAGCTCTGCTAATCTCGTTGCTTTCTCAGCTCTGACCTCCCCGAAGTTAGGGGACAGGGCTATAAAGAAGGGTGACGAGGTTATCTCTGTTGCCTGCGGGTTCCCTACTACGATCAACCCGATTATCCAGTTTGGAGCTGTGCCAGTATTTCTAGACGTTAACTGGACGCTGAACATCTGCACAAGAGAACTAGAGAACGCCATCTCTAACAAAACTAAGGCTATCTTCCTAGCGCACACGCTTGGCAATCCGTTCAATGTAGATGCAGTGGTAGAGGTGGCTAAGAAGTACAACCTGTGGCTGATAGAAGACTGCTGCGACGCGCTAGGTGCAGAGTGGAAGAACCAGAAGGTAGGTACATTCGGTGACTTGGCTACGCTGTCATTCTTCCCAGCACATCACATCACAATGGGCGAAGGTGGTGCGGTGATAGTCAACAACACCAAGCTGACTAGACTAGTCGAATCATTCCGTGACTGGGGTCGTGACTGCTGGTGCGAGCCTGGCAAGGACAACACCTGCAAGCAGCGGTTCTGCCAGAAGTTTGAAGACCTGCCAGACGGGTACGATCACAAGTACGTCTTTACGCACGTAGGCTACAACCTGAAGATCACAGAGATGCAGGCAGCCTGCGGTTGGGGACAGTTAGAACAACTAGACAGGTTTGTTCAGATGCGCAGGGACAACTACAAGTTCCTGCAATCAGCTCTGATAGATCAACAGGATTTGTGGCTGCCTACTATCTATCCTGATGCGTGGCCTTCGTGGTTTGGATTCCCTATCACTGTATCTCCGCGAGCCAAGTTCAAGCGGGATGAACTGACTTGGTATTTGAACGAACACCAGATTGGAACGCGGCTAGTCTTTGCTGGCAACGCTACCAAGCAGCCGTTCATGAAGGGTCAGAACTACCGCATCCACGGCAGCCTAGAGAAGACAGACGAGGTTATGAACAACACGTTCTGGGTAGGTGTGCAGCCTGCTCTAACCCGCGAGATGCTGACCTACGTGGCAGACACCATCAACAAGTTTATAAAGGATTACTGATGAGAGTAGCTGACTGGATAGCAGACTACCTGTGGGAGATAGGAGTCAACAGAGTTCATGGCCTGATGGGCGGTGGCGCAGCAGGGTTAAATGATGGCTTCATCAAACACCGTGGGATTGAATACATCTGCTACCACCACGAGCAGGGCGCTGGGCATGCAGCCATAGGGGAATCCAAGTACACAGGCAGATTGTCTGTGGTGAACCCCACCACAGGCTGCGGTGGGACTAACTGCGTGACCAGTGTGCTGAACGCTTGGCAGGATGGTGTGCCAGTCCTATTCCTGTCAGGCAACGTGCGCGCTGATAACACAGCTCATTGGTTAAGAACTTTTAAAGACGTCAAAGTTAGACACTACGGCGCGCAAGAGCATGACATTGTGAATACAGTTGCGTCCATGACCAAGCTTGCTGCATTTATTACCGACCCAGCAAACGTGGAGTACGCAATGCACATGGCTGTAGACCACGCCACACGCGGCAGACCAGGGCCAGTATGGGTGGATGTGCCTAGCAACATACAGGCAGCACAGATGCCAGAACATACGTCTTTAGAATACGTTTCTACCAAACCTACAAAAGCTATCTTTGACCACTTTAAACTTACTTCCCTTTTGTATGCCGGTTACCGCCCAGTAGTTTTAGCTGGCGTAGGTATTCGTCAGTCAGGATGTGTAACTGGATTTATGAATTTTGTGGAGAAGTACAATCTGCCGTTCGTCACTACTTACGGAGCGCAGGACTATGCACCGTTTGATCACCCGCTAAACATGGGAACTGTTGGAGTTCGCGGCAACCGTACTGGAAACTTTGTTATGCAAAACGCAGGCATGTTGCTTATTCTCGGCACATCTTTAGGTGCGCCAGTTGTGGGATATGACCCTAAACAGTTCAGCCCGCACAGCTACAAGATTTATGTGGACATAGATCAGGATGAACTTAACAAAGACATCATTCGCATAGATGAAAAAGTAAAAGTACCACTGGATCAATTCTTTGGAGCTATGTTATGAACGCAAAAGAATGGGTAGAAAAGTGTACCCACTGGAAACAGAAGTGGTCTCAGCGGGAATACCTGCCGGACGACAATGGTCTGGATATCTATGCGGTGCTAGATAACATAAGCAAGTACAGCCAAGATGATGCTGTGATTATGTGCGACGCTGGCACAGCTTTCTACACAGTCCCGCAGGCGTACAAGTTTAAAGGTACACAGCGGTTAGTCATGAGCCAGTCTCAGGGTGACATGGGATGGGCACTACCTGCTGCTATAGGCGTAGCTAAAGCTGGAGCTAAACAAGTTATCTGTATTGTGGGTGACGGCAGCTTCATGTCCAACCTGCAAGAGCTTGCTGTTATCCGTGAACACAAACTGCCTATCAAAATTATTGTTATAAACAACTCCGGTTATCTCAGCATCAAGAACACGCAGTCTAAGTTCTACGAAGGCAGAGTACACGGCACCAGTCCAGACACAGGCGTATGGTTCCCTCACATGATAAACATAGCAGTAACATTTGATATGGCATACGTAAAAATCAAACATATTGAAAGTCTACCTATACACTTTAAACTTTCTCTGTCTACATTTGATACTGTTTTGTTTGATTGCATTTGCACACCAGACCAGCAAGTCCTGCCATCACAATCGTTCAAAGACGGCAAGCAAGCACCTCTGCATGACATGACTCCATTCCTATCTGATGAGGAACTCCAACAAGAAATGGTGATAAAACTATGAAGATAGCCATAATGGGTGCAACTAGCGCCATAGCTAAAGATTTGATCCTGTCTTTTAACGACGAGCATAATCTGTCGCTGTATTCACGAAACGTCAGCGGCGTAACTTTGTGGATGATGGAAAACAATTTTCACAACTACACTTCTAATAGTTACTTTGAATTCAGACATACCCGCGACATAGACGTCATCATCAACTTTGTAGGCGCAGGCAGTCCTGAGAAAGTCATTAGTTTAGGTGAACAGATTTTCAGTATTACTAAAATATTTGATCAAATGGCATTAGATTACATAGCAAACAACCGTGAATGCAAATACATCTTCATCTCTAGCGGCGCAGTCTTTGGCGACAACTTCAACACACCAGCAGACATCGACAAAGTATCGTCATTCCCTCTCAATAACCTTCAGCCCAAACATTACTACGGGTACGCCAAGGCAATGGCAGAAGTCCAGCACAGGATTACCGAGCGCAATATCTTTGACCTTCGAGTGTTCAATTACTTCAGCACTAACATAAACATTAACTATAGGTTCATGATCACAGACATGATCCGCGCCATCAAAGAGAAGACTGTATACAAAGTAGACCGTACTCCTATCGTGCGTGACTATGTTGGCCCAAGAGACTTTCATCAAATGATTAACGTATTGATGAAGCACGACAAGATGAATACTGCTGTAGATATGTACAGCCGCCAGCCTGTATCTAAAGACAGCCTACTAACTGCTATGGCACAGAGATACAAGCTAGAGTATGAGACTACTGGTGTGCCGGTAGGTCTGCCAGCTACGGGCGTGAAGGAGAAATATTATTCAGTCAATAGTGCGGCGTATGCTCTTGGGTACAGACCTGAATTATCTTCTATTGAAAACATTTTCTTGGCTGCGGATGAAATACTTGAATGAGTCTGTGGCGTAAACGCATGAACTACGACCGTAAATACTGCGCTCACTGCAACATGTTCAAGCCGCTAGAAGGTGGTGGGTACAAGCCAACAAAGGGCAGTCCACGCTGGGTCTGCAAAGGATGTCTAGCAAGAATAGAAGAGAGGAAAAAGAATGTGGTGCCCATTGTGCGATAGTCCGACTAAAGTTACAGACACGCGCAAGTACAGAGACATAACCAATACGTTTGACTTTGTGCAACGCCAACGTGCGTGCAGGGAATGTGACCACAAGTTTTCGTCTATAGAAATCCCACAGGAGACTTGGGATAAAACTTACAAGCTACCTAAGAGGTATAGAAACGATGGATAAAAAAGAATACACAGAAGAAATGGTGCGATTGATTATTGAAGGTGCTATTCGAATAGAGCGCGAGGCGTGTGCGAAGCTATGTGATCGTGGCGACCCAATGGTTAAAGCAGCGATGACGCAATTTGAATGCGCTCAAGCTATACGCGCACGGGGGCAAAGTGAAGTCAGTTAAAGAGTATATGAACGAAGTAGCTGGCATAGGTTGCGTGATGTGCCACCATCTTGGGAACGGCTACTCGCCTGCCGTTCTCCACCATCCTCGCGACGCAGTGGGTGGGGCGCAGCGGGCGTCAGACTGGTTGGTGATTCCCCTCTGTCCTGAACATCATGTTGGAAAATCAGGTTACCATGGGTTAGGTAGCAGAGGGTTTTATACACGGTATAAGCTCTCAGAGTGGGATCTAATGGCGATGACTATTGAGCTGCACAATAAATCAGTTTCTCATTGACTTCCTGACATCCTCTGCCTGCTTGGCTAAATCACCAATCAGTATCTTGAGCCTGTCAATTTCTTCACGCTTTGCTGCGCCGCTCATCGTTTCATCGTTTTGGATGAAGCTAATAACCTGGCGTATTTTTGACATGTCCTTAGACGTTTTGTCGTAGAACTTAGCCATGGCAATCTTATCACCCTGCTCTTCAATAATTTGTTGAACTTTTTCAGAATTACCTATCTCTGCGTAGTGACGCATGTCAGCATACGACTGTTCAATAATCTTCATGTTCTCGTAGAACGATGTGACATATCCAGATTGGGTAGATGGCAATGTCTTCACAAATCCCATAGAGATAGTGTCTGTCCAGTTATGGTCAGGGTATGCGCCCTTTGCAAATGGCATTACGGCATAGTGGGAGGTAGCTGATATGGTTGCGCCCAGCCAGCCAAAGTACGCCTTGATAGCATAGTCAACTTGTACTGGAGATGTTTCCATGCTCTCAGGTAAGAACACGTTAGATACTTTGGATAAAGCTATAGCCAAAGGACTAGTTCCGGTAGCTATGCGCTCTGCCTTGGAAAGTCTTTCCATGCCCGCTGTCTCAATAGGCGCGCCAGTAAAGCTATCTTTATTGGCATACAGATCTACCAGCGGCTTGAACATCTGTGGCATAGGATTGATAGCAAACGTATCTGTCAGCATACGCTTTAAGCTTTGCTCAAACACGCGACCCTCAGCACCTTGGTCAAAGATCTGTTCTGCTGTTCTTTCTGCCAACGTACCAAATGCACCAATCTCAAATGGTTTAGGAATACGAACGGCAGCATCCATGCCTGGCAGCTTAAACCACCAGAAGTTGTCACGATCCCACTGTTCGCGTTTCTTGTAGTCATCATCATCTTTGAATGCCATGTACAGCATAAGAGATGCAAGCACTACAGCACCACTTACAACAGAAAATTGTTTGGCTTTCTGTGCGTCAGTAGCATCTATAGGCTGACCAGTAACCGAGTTATATAGAACCCGACTAGTAGGAATAATTCCATCACGACCTAGTTTGTATAAACCTTGTATACGCGCATTTAAGAACGGCACTACTTGAGTAACCATTCGCAGCGCAGGCCACGATCCTTGCATAGAGAAGTCCAACAAATCTCTAGCCTGGAACGACGCTTCAAGATGGCTTAATCCTTTATCGCGTAACTGTTTGTATAGCGCAATACGGTTAGCAGCTTCAGACTTGTTGCCCCAATCTTGATATGCTTTCCATGCTTTGCTCATGCCAGCAGTAATCTTTGCTTCTGTATTCCAGATATTGTTGGAGTCTACTCCGCTCTTTATAAGGCGCTTAATTAGCTTGGCTTGGTCGCCCTCCATAGAGCTACCAAAGTTAAAGATGCCGCCGCCAGCTAAAGCAGAGATGTAATTAGGATTGTCCTTATTGCTTAAGTTAAGACCCTGTATTACGTTGCCTGCAATGTTTAATCCTATTGGAGAAACGGCGGCAGATTGCACAGAGTCGCGTATTAAGTTACGAACCTTAAAAGCAGGAGAGATAGTTACACCAGCCTGCAATATGTTTTTAAAGTCTCTGGCAACGTCAAGAAACTTTGACTTTGGCCCAAGGTATCCAATAGACATAATGGATTCCAACAACAGAGGATCTTGTACGTCAAAGTACGTAGGTTTGCCATCTCGCATAATCTTAACCATGCCAGGCTTGCTAGTTGTGTACTCAGGCTTTAGTGAACCATCGCCAACCAATTGACCAGTTTTGGATGAATAAACTTTGCCGTCTTGCCACTCCAATCCAACTTTTAAATTGGGGAATGCAGCATTCATCTTTACAGCAGCATCCATTGTTACATTGGCTGCTTGGTTCTTCATCGACGCAGATAGGATGTGACTCCAGTTGCGCAACGTGTTTTCCATCAAATCGCCAAATGCTTTCTCGCCACCTTCTAATTGCTTGGAGAAATACTGATTAGCCAAACCACTGGCAGTAGCAGCTCCCTGGATATCACCGCTTTCCATTTCTTTGTAAAAAGGCACGTAGTTAATATCTTTAGAGAAGTTGTTGTAAGCAACGCGATCAATAATGCCTTGCTTGAACGCAATATCTAGCACTGATTTATTCAGCGCATTCATATCTTTTTGAACTTGTTGGTATACCTCTAAACGTGGTTTACCGTTGATTGTGCCAGCAACGAATTGCTTTCGTTTGGATACTAACTCAGGACTAATAGATCCCTGCTTACCCTGTGATCGCAACTGCGCATCACGGCTCAACGCTACCCATATCATGTAGCGATCAACCTCTTTGCCTATAGGTTCCATGACCTGCATCAAGCCTTTGGTTCCCTGTTTAATATCTAACGCGCCGTCCGTAAGTTTGACCTGACCGTTAAACAGCATTCCTTCTAGCGCGCCATCCACAGTCTTAGACAAACGGGCAAGCATGTAACCTTCTTGAGTATAGTCTTTGATAGAGCGATACTGGTCAGCCACACCCTGCGCCATCTTCTTCCAGAAGTCTTGTTGTAGTCCTTCAACTTTATCAACAATAGTTTTTCTCTCGGCAAAGAAATGTTTCTTAACCAGATCCATCATGTCTGGACTGATGCCTTCAAATCCCTCTTCATCTAACTGGCGCTGACTGGAAGCTTTCTTAGCGATCTTTTGAGCCGCGTCTTTTGCTTTCCCAACAATACTTTCATAGGTAGTTGCTGCTCCAAGCATTGTCTGACTTTTAAACTTACCATCACCCTTTATCAAGCTATCCAAAGCTCTAAGAATAGGAGCATTAGAGGTAAATCCAAACGCATCTTTTATGTATTGCGAAAACTCGCTTAACCAATTACGCAAGCGATTAATTACGCCTTGCTTTGCCTCAAAACGCTTTGACATAATGTCAGTAGCATTTACTGCCCAAAACTCTGAAGCATTTGCAAACTGATAATATTGAGATGGTACTTTTCCATCTACAATCATTTGCAACGCCGATCTAAACTGCGTTTCTGATGGAGTTCCACCACCAAAGTGGTAGTTGCTAAGTATGTTAAAAAAACTTTTTATATTTTCATCTGTACTTTTTGTAGACTCTTTGCTTGCTTTTATAAAAGTCTTTATCCACAGTTTTCGTATTTCATCTTGAACATTTGCAGGCATCATGCGTTCCATGTGATGCAGTATTTCATGCACCGCAGTTTTTTCTGACGCTCTTCCCTTAAACAAAGTAAACATCCTGCCAAAAGGATTGTACCCACCTGATGCCTCATTACCTTCTTTAGCAGTCTGAATTGCTATAGCTAAATCTTCTACTAGCGCAGGGTTTTGTTTAATTAACCATTCGGCAAAATCAATCGCTTTTTCATCCAACACGCCCTGATCAACAGCTTCTAAAAGTTTGCGACGTATCCATGTTGCTCCGCGACGGCGAGGATTAACAGAATCTTCGGATTTAGTTCTGTCGTATATACGACCCATAGCCGCCATTGCATATTCGGCAGACATTTTATCGTTCGTGTTATATGTTTTAATTAACTTTGCAGCTTCACGACGGAACGATGGATTTTTTTGTACATCGCGTTGCGGCTCAATGCTTAAGTATTTGTCTGGATAGTATTCGTCTTCTTCTTTTACTTGTTCTTCTGTTGCCCGCTCGAAAATTCCTTCAGGTGGTTCAATACTTCCAACCTCTCCTTCGGTGGGAGCTGTCGCAGCTTCTTGATCAATTGCTCTTTGCTCATTAATTGCTTCTTGGGCGAGGGCATTGAATAATTCTTCATCGTTGATCTCCTGATATGCTTGTTCTATTTCGCGTAAAGATGCGCCTATTTCTTCTAACCGCTGGTTGGTTTGGTAAGTTAAATAGTTGCCCTCAATCAATCTATCTTTAATATATTGATCTGCCGCTATTGCACGGTCTAACGCATCTTCAGGGCTAACATCCATTTCATCACGATTGATACGTAACTCACCAGGAAGCCAATCATTAAGCGATCCATCGGCTGCAAGTTCCGATATGGACTTACCTTCTCCTTCAGGAGCATTAAGCTTTTTAAACTTTCCTCCACCAAGTTCCGCCAAATCTGAAGGCGTAAGCTTTCCTTGTATGGCAGACCACAGACTTTTTCCTGTTTCACCGCGTTCAAGTTTGCGACGTTCTTTTTCCAAACTTTCTGCGTCTGCTCTCATGCCAACAATTTCTTCTCGCTCCACTGGCTGCTCAGATACATACTCCCCCTCAATAATAGGGGGGGACTCTGCCCTAACGCGCAAAGCATCTACTTGTTCTTCTGTCAGTCCAGTTTCTACACCTTGCTCTTGTGTGTACTCAATCAAATCTGTTTTTGTTAATGCAACAGTATTGTCTGGCAAACTAACAGGTGTAATTTCTTCCGTTCCTGTTAAAAGCGCAGGCACCTCTGCATCAGTAATTTTTGGAGGAGGCTCTTTAAACTCAATCATCAACGGACGGGTGCGTTCTGGCTCACCCTCTGCCGCAAACTGAGATGGCATTTGCTTTTCTTCTGGTGCTGCCTCTTGCCTACCAGCTTGCCTTTGTGCCAATCCTGTAGCGCTACCCAACCCAAGACCACCAAGTGCAGCCATACCAGCAACTTCACCTAAGCCGCTTGTTAGCTCCACATTTGGATCAACCTGTCTCTGTGCTACGTTCTGCGCAAACTTGCCGCCAGTTTCTTCTGCGGTCTCACTCATTGCCTCACCAGCACCTCCGCGTATACCACCGAGGATTCTGCCTAGCTTACCTTCCTGACCTGCAAATGCTTCTTCAATAGCTCGTGCGCCTGGCAGGCGTTGTGCCAGTAAAGATATGGCTGCAGCACTAGCACCGGTAGCTCGTGCGTATCCCAGCGCAGTACCAGCCGCTTCTGTTTCAGATACGCCTTTGTCCACCAGCGTTTGATACATCTGTTCATACGTACCAGCAGCTATGTCTGCGCCTTGTTGTACGGCACCAGTACCTACAGCTCCACGCACAGCCGCAGCCGTACCAGCTATAGGTTTAATTAACCTAGCAGCACCAAGCGCGGGAATAAGTTGCGGGGCTTGCTCTGCCATAAAGTTAAGCAGCAGCCCAGGGTCTTTGGCGGTCTCAGAGAATGCAGTAAAGAATGCGTTAATTTGACCAGTCTTTTCTGCCTCTGATATTTTGGCAGAGCGTTCAGCCTCGCGAGCTTTCAAACCCGGAGACTTCATGGCCTGTGCTTCTGCCTGCATCTCTTTACCAATAGCAGTCAAGCCAGTCTCTTGACCTGGCTTTTCATAATCTCCAAAAACAGCACCAGAAATCTGACCGGGCAATTGCAGCAGCGATCCAGCGCCAGACTTTAATCCAGCGCCAATATCAGTAATTGATTCACCAAAGGTGCGTTCTTTTTCTTTGCCAGATTTTCCAACTACAGGATCATTTGACCACCACTGATCACCTTTTGCGGCAGTTGCAACAGGGTCGTTTTCCCACCATTCTTTTGCCATGGCGATTCCTTATTGCTTAGTTCTTATTGATCCATCTGGCGCTTGGTAACGTGTACCTGGTGGTAATTTTTCAGCATCAGCCGCTGTTTTAGGTTTAGGTAATCCGCCACCACCTTCACCTATACCCTCCCTAGCAATCTGCATTTGTTCAGGGAATGTCATACCTGCATATTTCATATTTCTTTGCACGCCTTCAAGCGCATCTTTTAAAGTCATGCCACCAGTTTTAGCTACGCCATTCGCAATCATAAATATTTCAGCCGGAGTTTTCCCGCTTTCAATTGCAATGTTTTTAAGCAAAGTATATTGAGCTGGGTTTTCATTTTTAAATATATCAACCCTAAACTCCGCAGCTTTTATCAAGGCTTGATTTTCTAGCTTGGCATTTTCTAAACGAATAGCTTGGATATCCTTCTTACTTGATTGAACTTCAGCCAATGCTTTGTCAGAACGACCGCGATTAAACTGGTTCTCAGCAATAGACAAATCTTGCAATCGTTGCTGCAACTTGTCTTCGTTATCGTTGATCTTTTCCATTGCTCCCATGTACGAAGTAAGAGCTTGCTGACCAGATCTACTTACGGCTTCTCCAACACGGCCTCTCTTAGCGCCCGCTAGACCAGCACCAAACATCATAAATGCCATGCCTGCCGCTTTGTCTGCACGATTTTTTAGGTTTCCGGCAGAATTTTTGTAGTCCAAACGTAGGTCATCAAACATCTTCTTAGTATCAACACCATAAGCTCGATCTGATTCTGCTTGATCTTTCATCACATCTTGCAGGGTTCTTTCTTTTGGCTCTTCCATAGATGCGCCGTAGAAGTTACCAAGCTGAGCTGCATTAGTAGAACGAGCTGGCCCCATAGATGGCTTCTCTTCTGCTGCGGGCGCCGCACTTTCAGGTTTTAAAGTATTAACTGTTGTGTCTTGCGCTTTTTTGGGTGGAGCTATAGGAGGCAAAGCTGGTTGCGCTCCAGCAGCTCTTGGCCTACCTTGCAATATATCGCGTATTGGATTTGGCTCAACAATAGTTCCAGGCTTTACAGTTGGATCGTAAGGCTTAGGCTCTGGGCCAGAAATACGCATACCTGTCATAGGATCATAAGATGCCTCTTCTTCAGCAGAAGCAGCTTTTGCGGCTTGCGCTCTGAGCGAGGCTGGGCCAGCAGGTATGCGTTGCGTATCTGCTGCTTGTGCAGATGGAATTAAATCTGCAATACCAGCTAATTGCTCTCCACCAGGCATAGGAGATTTAGCGTCCATTTGTGCCATACCTGCTTTTACTTTAGGTATGTATGCACGAGTTTCTGCTGGAAGTTCTTCCGGCTTAGCGCCACGAGCAATCCATTTATCTGTGTTGCCAGGCCCCATGTTGTACGCAGCCAATGCATAATCTATGTTGCCATATTTTTTAATCAGGGCATTTAAATAGTCTCTACCTACACGTACATTTTCTTTAGGACTGTCATCCCTAACGCCTTCTACGCCAAATCCAGGATCACGCGCAGTACCCGGCATAAGCTGGGCTAAACCTCTAGCGCCTTTAGGACTGACAGCATTTGGATTGCCACCGCTTTCAGCAGCAATTACTGACTTAAATAAATTAGGGTCAACATAACCGCGTTCAGCAAATCTAGGTACATCACCGCCGTCTGCAAACGCAACTATCCCGCCCCCAGCCATATCATTTATGCCAGATGGTAAACCAGATACACCGGCATTTTGTGGTGGCATCTGTGGAGGCATTTGCCCTTGCTGCATTTGCCCTGGCGGCATTTGACCTGATGTAGGAGCTGCACCTAATACATCTTGAGCAACTGTAGTCTGCGGAGGCTCCATAGCTGACTTGGCTATGCGGTCAATCATCATGCCAGCAAGCACCGCTTTCTGCGGCTCAAGCTGACCTGTCTGCACCAAGTTTGCTAGTTGCGGTTTGCTGTACTTAGTAGCAAGCGCACGGATTGCATTTATCTCACCAAACATGATTACCCCTTAGACAAATTGTATATGCCTAGATCGGCAAGACCACCGCCCGCAAAGAACTTACTAGCACCATACAAGGTTGAACCTAAACCAGCCAGTTGTGCCGTTGTAGACTCAGGCGCTTCGTACAAAGACTTTGTTGTTTGTGTCGGCACACCCTTCAACATTTCCTGCAAGAAAGCAATCTGCTGATATGGATACTGTTTCTGCGTTAAGAAGTCTTGGTATTGCTGCGACAACTGTTGTTGGTTCAATGCTTGACGTTGCTGACCCACAGCCTGCATTGCATTGATGATTGCCTGCTGCTGGCTCATCTGCTCGCCACCCAATTGACCCAACTGCTGTGCTGCTTGTAGCTGTGTCTGTAGACCTTGTAAGCCGAGACCTGCACCATACTGACGCGATTGTTCTGTAGCCTGCTGTGCTGCCATCTGACGCTGCGCTTCGTTGCTGTACAGATTCTGGGCTTGCTCGTATGCCGCTTGGCTGCCAGCTTTCTGTATGTCGCCCATCTGTTGAGCCAGATTACGATTAGCCTCTGCTTGCAAAATAGCCTGACGGGATCCACCAAAAGCGCCAGACTTTACAGCGCCTGCTTGTAGCTGTTGATTAGCTATATCACCTTGGCGTTGTGCTTCACGTTTCTGAATATCCACCACGTTCTGTGCGTATGGCGACATGTATAAACCTGCTAGACCTGGCTGCGTAAAACTAGGTGCGCCAAAGTTAGTCTGCGGTTGATACTGAACATCACCCGCACGAGCGCCCGCAGAAGCAGCGTACTGTGTTGCTGGGCCTAGTTGTTGTGCTGGGCCAAGATTAGCTACAGCCTGCTGGGCAGTAAGCTGGAAAGGATCAAATCCAGCTATACGATTACCCTTGTATGCAGTGTATGGAGTAGACGCCTCAGTTACCGCACGTTGAGTAGCCTCCATAACCAAAGGCTTGTATTCAGCAGGATAAGATAGCTGGGTGACTGTTTGGCTGGTTGGTTGAGATGATGCACCACCGCCGTCACCATACAGCTTAATCTTGCCGCCCTCTTTTTTGAACGCGCCCAAGTCACCAGGTATAAACCCAGCTTCCATCATTGCATACGATACTCGGCTCATAATCGCCTCTATTCAAAGAATTTCTGGTACGTCACGCTCTGCGCTTGGTAACCATATTTAGTTGCATGTTTCTTCCACCCTGGCCTGCCTACAAACTCTATCCCACGGCATCCAGTATCTTTTGCATACACCTGTGCATATTCCTGCATCAGATCCTCAATCTCATCCATGTGATTAGGCAACATAGCAGCGTACTGAATTACCAACATACTTGATTGCGGATACTGCTTGACCTCTGTAATGAAATGCCCGTGCGCTTCATGCGTCTCTTCATTAAACACAACCCATAACGCCATCTGCCCAGTAAACAAAAACTTCAATATGTCATCTACAGAAGACCGACCTCTACTTCTTATTGCCGACTCTTCTAAGTACGGCATGATTGCCATTACTGCTTTTGACAATCCGCCATACGGTACTAGACTAATGTTCAGCTTCATGCAGGCAGAAGTTTCTCTGCGCGACTATTAACTGCAACCTTTCCGTTGCCAACTGTTTTGCCACGAGCTTGCTGAATACGATTCATCATAGCGTAGAGTTTTCTTGCTCCGGCGTCTGTGCTGCCGTTTCCAAGTTCTGAGACGATGCGCGCAGGAACGACAAATTCTCCATCAGCAAGACGAGCAGGCTGACGATTACCAATGGACGCTGGAATAGAATCACTAACACCATCACCTGGGCCTTTGAGTAATCTGCCGCCATCGGAGTATCCACCTAAGTTATATCCGCCTCCAGCCATACCACCATCAGCCATTCCTACAGGAGCAGCTTGTTGCGATTTAAGCGCAGCTAAAACAGCCTCAAGAGATTGTGGATTCTGTGGGGCAGCATAAGGTTGAAACCCAAACATATTTTGCTCAGGTGCGGCAAATTTCATACCAGTTTGCAATGCCGGTGCTTGAGTAGCTAATTGACCAAACAATGTCTGCAATCCCAACTGTTCTTGACTAGTAGGATTCAACGGCATCGCACCTTCAATGGTCACTGCACCACGATTCATAGGTTGCTGCATACCTGTAGCTGTTGGCTGCAATCCGCCCGTGATAGATCCCAATCCAGTTTGTGCCTGTTGCTCAGGCGTGTATTCCAATACAGTACCTGGCGCGTATCTTGGAGCTGCAAGCGGTGCTGTGCTAATAGCGCCTTGCTGTAATCCCGGAACCAACGGCTTAGTCAACGATGCCAAATACTCTTCTGATGACCTAAGTTGTTTGGTTATGTCTGTTGGCAACGCACTTGTGCCCATGTACTTACGCAGCTCATCCATAGTTGGATCACGGCCTAGCGCATCTTTGTACGATGTAGCAACCTCATCTGCCGTCAGCGGCCTATATCCACGAGCCTCCTGTGCTTGCGCCGTTGTTTGTTGTTCCATAGCTTGCTCAAACAAAGATTGACCAATCCTGTTTAAGTTTTCTACATACGCTGGTTGTGCTTGCACATAATTTCTTACCGCATTAAACGTATCAAGTTTTGACTTCTTCATGTTGGCAAGCTCGCCCTTAGTAGGATCGCGGCCTGCGTAATACTTGAAGTTATCTGCTAAGTCTTCATCAGAGAATGTTGTTTTGCCAGCAACGTCCGGCAACTTCATAATCTGATTGGCAAGTGCAGCATCTGATGCTTTCATACCAACATACTGATCCATTTCCTCTGGCGTTGGACGGCGACCAGCCACATCTTGGAACAGATTGTTAACATCCGACTCATCCATAATACGAACAGACGTATCGTAGCCAGGGGCTTTGGTGTACTTATTAAATGTTGCCTTCTCTGAATACGGTACAAGATTGCCGCTTGAGTCTTTCATATACTTAGGCGTGTAGATGCCAGACTGTGATGTCGTGCCAGATGCACCTGATTTGTACTCAGCTTCAAGATCATCTATCTCTTTTTGTATATCACCTACATTGCCACCAGACAGTTGGTTAACATTTTGCATTTCTTTTCTAAGCTGATCAATCCTAGCTTGGTTTGGATTGACGCCAGGACGCGACGCAGTAGATTGAGCGCGCAAGGAAGATATACCAGTAGCTTGACGCTTGGTTTGCTCTTCGTACTTAGACTGTTCATCTTTCAAAGCATTCTGGTATTCATTAAACTTACTCATACCAGTTTCATAATCTTCGTTGGCTTTGTTAACCAATGATTCATTAGCTGCTCTTGTTTTTTCAAACTGAGCTTCTTTGTCTTGACGTTGCTTGGCTAATCCAGCAGCGGCCTTTGCGTCGTTTTGTTCTTTCGTAGCTTTAGCAATCTGTGAATCAACATCTTTATTAAATGCACCTACTTCATTCTTAAAGTTGTTGAAATCATTGGTGAAATTTTTAATGTCAGCATTAGCTTCACTTAACGCATTAGCCTTATCTTTGTTAATGTTGGCTACCTCGCCACTACGTTCTTTCTGGTAGTTAGCTAAATCTTTTTGTGCGTTTGATCTTTCGGTTTTGTTTTTAATTTTAGATATGCTTGCTTGACGGTTCTTTACCTCAGCAGCAGTCTCAGCATTAAAATCTTTGAGCTTGCCTGCGTACTCATTGTTAATTTCTTTTGCACGGTTAGCCTGCTCTGCCTTCATCCTTTTAAGATCGTCGTTAAAAGATTTCTGACGTTCAGCAAGTTCTTTAGCTTTGTTCTGTTTGTCTGCTTGGCGGTCTTTGATTTGATTGCCTAAATCATTAAACTTGCCCATCTGGTCATCATACGAACCGTACTTTTCCAATCCTTTAATTTCAGATTCCAGCTTCTTGGTATCCGCCAACTTAGGCGTAGCTTTCTTTGGAGCCGTTACTGGCTTTAACTTGGATATAAATGCACCGCCTGATTTAAAGTGCAAAGCTGCTAGTCCGCCGCCAGCAAACTTCTGCTCACCGGTATATGGGTCTAGGTTCTGATAGCCATCAGGTTGGAATACGTTCTGCGATATAGGCACATTCTTAGGCACGGCATAACCATACGGCTTGATGTTAGCCATAGGGTAATTAGTATTAGCGCCAACAGAATTATCTTGTGACATGCGCTCGACAGGCTGACCTACAGATCCACCATCGGCATAGAAAGAATACAGACGTTCGCTGCTCTTGCCATACATTGGGCCTGCGCTATACTGGCCTGTAGATGCACGGTAGTTAGGATTAAATTCCTGAGTAGGCTCTTCCTTACGCGGGCCTCTAGGATCGTCACGCGACAACATAAGCGTGGAAAGACCAGACATCATCAATGGGTTTTTATACTTTGCAAAAAATTCTTTCCTAGCATCTTCACCTTCTTGACCGCCTTTGTTAAGCAAATCCATAGCTTTACTTGGTAAATTTTTGACGTTTTCCAATACAGATGGCGCTGGCGGTTTTGCAATAGATTGAAGTGGAGCTTCACTAGCAACTACTGGCTGTGCAATTTGAGGTGCTGATGTGGCTGGCGGAACGGCCCCATATTGAAAACCAACATTTGTACCTGCTGCACCACCAAAAGTTCCAGCAGGGTTAAACACACCCGGTGTTGCACCTGCAACTTGCCCAGCAGGATTAGTAAAACTTGCCATTATGTTGTTGTAAGCACCAGGTGCAACTGTGCCTGCGGCAGTACCGGCACTAGCTGCTGCTGGAGCCATAGACATTTGTGGGGCTAGAGACGAGGCTGCACTACCTGCCAAACCAGCGCCAAGACCTGCACCGCCGTATGCACCCAAACCAGCCATCAAACCTTTGCCTAAGCTGCCTGTAGCTACAGCGTAGCCTGCTCCAGTCATTCCCGCCGCCATCAATGGTGTTAACGCACCACCAGAAGCAACAGTTAAACCAGCGCCAATTAATGTAGGCAGAAGTCCAGACAAGAACCCAGCTTCTGGCAGACCAGTCTCAGGGTTGGTAGTCAACGAACCACCATGTGCCATAGCCAAGGATTGCAGCCCCTGTACTTCGCCTGGGGTCATATGAACAAGTACCTTGTCCTCGCCTCTACCGGCGGTCTGGAGATGGTTAGCTAATGTGTGCAGGCTCATGTTAAGACACCTTTATCTTTAATGCAGTTGTTGCAACGTCATAATAGACGTCGCCTATTCGTAATCTTCCAGCAGACTCATCTACACTTGTAGCAAAGCTGACCACAGTGTTTCCTGTAACTGGGTCAGTGGTGCTGAAATTTAGTGCAGCAATAACTGTATTGCCGGTTCTTTGTGCAGAGCCAGCACTTACGCCAGGAGTATCTAATTGCGCAAAGTACAGGCGCAAAATGTTGTTTAATGTATCTTGATAAGTTCGGCTATATTCTACCGGAGCTATTGGTAATGATGGCGATTTTGTGGTACCAGTTGACATACCTATCTCCGACCGTCGCTGCGCACATCAATCCTTGGCGCACCTAATTGCCACTGACATCCCAACTGATCCGAGCTAATCCTGAACGCCATTTGGCGACCGCGCAGTCTGGTATACACAATCTGAGTAAATTCCTGAACATTGTAGTTCTTGACTGAGTTGTATGACTGAGCTGACTGTACCAACGGCGTGTCTGCTGTGCCATACGGCGCACCAGGGTTCTGGCGTGGACGTAGGCTAAATGTAACCTCTGGCTTGTCAGGCGAAGACGTAGTAGATCCGTCAAACGTAATGTCAGGGATCATCCTCCAGACAAAACCGAAGTTGTGACCGTCACCAATATCAAAGTCAGAAGACTGGATGAATGAAGTGATAGGCAATACTGTGCCGTTTACCTCTACATTGTTAGTGCCGCTCTCGTGGTACACAACCGTCTGGCTGTACGTGGCTCCCATAGGGTACTCGCGCAGCGGGCTGTCAGTCCAAGCGGTTCTTCCTAGATTGCCGTAGTACCAGACCTGATCTAGATAGTTGTAAATCACATAGCGGTCAATAACGGATGAATTAGCCGAGCAATAGAACCACCAGACCTCACTGAATCCTTCGTTCGTGCCAGCAAAGAACTGGTAGCTCTGCTGCAAATTAATATCGCCAAAGACATATTGTCGAAGTGAACATGGAAGAGTTTCCACTCGACCTGTGTAGGCGTAGAACTTATCCACACCCATCCAGTAAGTAATGTTGTTAGCAGTTGCTACCGCGTTCGGGCCGACAATAGATATGTTGTCAGACAGGATGTTAAATCCCCACACAAACGGTGGGCCAAGATACTGCATAGAAAACAGCGCAGCATCTGTAAATACTAGAATCTCTTGGCGAGTCTGCTGGGCGGTAATAATCTGCGATCCGCTAGACAGACGGTAGCTACCAGCCTGATTGGTAATAGCTGGCGTCCAAGTCTGATAATCTTCCTGCGCAGACCAGCGGATTAACAATGGGTCTTGAATGGTATCGCCGTAATCATTAACGCCAAACGTAAGTACAAACCGCGACGCATCTGACACCATCACAAAGTTACAAACAGACGGGCAGTTAGCATCTGTATCGTATATGCCAGAGCTATTAGGAGAAAGTAACTTAGCCCTATCAGCAAACTGTAAGCTTCCCGATGAGCTGTAGTCTGGCACCCATAAATATAATGCCCCGCCTCGAGGATTGATAATCAGGTACTCACCGTAGTTAGCCTCTGACCACAAGCGCGGTTGTTCTGCAATACCGTAAGCAGCAGACTGACCCCAGCCTGTAAACGTAGCGGCGTTGTACACAGCCGTATTTGCAGGAAATGCCGTAGGTATAGTCCCGCTGGCTCCGCGAGTAGCACCAGTAAACGCCGTAGCAGTATTACCTGTGTACGTAGTTAACTCGCTATTACCAATCATCAGAGTGCCAGTAGCGTTGGCAAACCCTGTAGTTGAGTTAACTGCAATGGTAGTGTTGCTCGTATTTAGAGCAAGGCTTAATTTAGTCTGGGCTGTACCGTATACAAAACCTCCCCACAGACCTGCGCCCCAGCCAGTCAAATAACCAAACGTAGCCAAGCCGATATTAATTTGATACGCCGCAGTTACAGTCCCGCCGCCAGTAGAATCTGCGTTAGCAGCAGTAGCCGCTGTAATTTGATACGAGTTAGTGTCAACATTGAATATTACGTATTCATTGTTAAGATTTAACCCGGCTACAGTAGAAGCGCCAGAGAAAGTTACGTAAGAGCCGTTAATAGCGCCGTGACCAGCATCGGTAACTGTCACTACGGCAGAGCCGTTTATGGTGGTAAAAGGATTTGTTAGTATATCTGTCGCACGGATAGGCGTAATGTCATTGTAGACACCGCCACTCTCAACGTAATACTTTAAGTTTGTTCCTACGCCAAGCAGGTTGTATCCGCGCAGGGTTACCCAATTCCATAAAGAACGAGCAACACCTACATACGTATTACTGGAGATAGGAGTCCATCCGCCAATCTTCTGTGGATATCCTGAACGAAATCTGATCTTGTCGCACTCAAACCAACCGCCTTCATTAGCGAGCGTTGTGCCTTCTCTGTTGACGCCTGGACGCAATTGTAATTTCTGTAATGGCATTCTTATCCACCCAAGTACAAAGCACGTTCATCTTTACGTCTATTAAGCAGTCCTTTAAGAACCTTGCCACCAGCAAAAGAATACTTTAATAGCTCATCAGCAGCACCGGCGTAATCGCCTCTGTTGTGCTTCTGTCGCAGAGTGCTACGTTGCAACGTCCCCAAGCCTACGTTAAAACTAAAACTGACTAGACTGTCCAGCCAGCTTTGATTAGAGCCAGCAGTAGGACAATATTTAAGAACTCCACGTTCAAACCTCTCAAGGTCTTTTGCAAGTATGGCATCTACCTCTTCCATTGTAAATACGCGATTCCAGCCATCCGGAATTTCCAGATAACTGCGCTCCTCAAACGGCACCTTCGCATGATTAGGGTCAATCACATGACCTACACCAATTGTCCATAGTCGTGCTGGGCAACGGTAAGGTTTATTCCTTACCCCCTCGTGGTGTTTAATCATCGTTAGTGCTTTGGGGCTTATCATTTCCCAAACGCCCTGCCACCAAAGTGAAAGCTGATAATTGCAGCGAACAACGCTTGAGTTTCGTCGTCCCAAAGTTGTTCAGCTAACTGAACAAAATCTACTCCAGTTGTAAGCCCCTTGTAAGCAATTACTGCGTCAATACCAACCAGCAGGAAAAAGAAACCATAGGTAATTACAGGGCGCACACTTGCTCTCAGGTCTTTCATCCACTTAGATGTGCCTTCATTTAACGATATATCGTGCGCGTATATAGCATTCATCTCCGCTTTTTGTGCGTCGATTAGCGAGACTTTCTCCGCAGATGCAGATTGAGTCTTTATCTCATCAAGTTTGATCTCTTCTATGCGCTGCTGTGCTACGTACCCAGCCGCCGCTAATTGCAGTTCACGCTCCGTCTGCATCTGAGCTAGTTTTAACTCATGCGACTTGTCTGATTTGTCTTGGAAGAAATCTAAAATCTTGGGTAAGCCGCCCATCAAAAACGATACAAATGTTGAAAAGACTGTAAGCATTATTCCCCCAATATTATTTTGGCGCGTAGTTCACGCATTTTGCGTATTTCTTCCATTGCTGCTAATGTTGCATTATTCATATCCATATACATGATCCCCATAACTGGGAGCGCAATCACTAGCACAAAACACAGAACGATGACGGCGATGAGTAAAGACCACGGTACGTCACGCTCGTCCTTAGAAGTATCATCAGCCATAAGAACCACCCTGTCACGAACAGCACTGCGAAAATGGATGTCAGTTGACTTTGGATTTG